AGTTTTGCTTGTACATTGGTTGTTACTGAACCTGTAGAACCTTGTGTGTAAGTAATATTTTGCGAACTTATTACTCCACCAGACAATGCTTGGTTATAAATAATTTCTACTAAATCTCCAACATTTAATCCTGTAACAAATGTAATTGTTGTGTTTGATGTTTCTGTATAGTTTGTTGTAACAATTTGTTTTGAACCGTTAACAAAAACTGCTAATTGATTAAGATTTGGTGTATAGTTAAATGTTGTAGTAAATACAGTCTGCCCTTGTGTTGCTGTAAATTCATTAACTTGCGTACCACTGTTTGCTCCGCCTCCACTACCACCACTGCTAACCAAATTAAAATTAGTGCCATCCCCATAAACAATTGCATTAAGTGCGTTTCCAATAATAACGCCACCGCCTGTTGGATATTTAATCTGAATATTTTGCCCACCAGATGTCTGGTTACTAATAATATATACTTTACTAGCTCCCGCTGGAGCAATCACATTTCTTTGTGCACTTAAAGATACAGAACTTGTAACTACTAAAACAGCGTTTCTTGCCTGATCTGGTGTACCATTGTTTGCAGTTAATGTAATATCTGCATCGGTTGGGAAGTTAACAGCTGGGTAAGTTCCTGATGTTGATGGACCGCCTGATACACCAGCAATTGCCTGTTCAATAATTGTACCTAGATTGGTATTGGTCGTTTGACCCCAAGTACCCGCTTGATCGCCATCTGCAATCAGTTGTATTCTTAAATCGGTAGAGTATGTTGACACGGTTATCCTTGACTATCGTTGATTATTACCCAATCTGTTGAGTTGGCGTTGTTAACGGCTGTCCATGTTGTCCCTTGTGAATTTACTATCTGATTCCAAGTTACAGTCTGATTATCATTAATTTTAATCCATCCCGTGACAAATTGCGAGTCTAAAACATAAAAAGCTTCAATAATTGCTTCGGCATAACTAGCAAGTATTGTTTCTGTATCAGCTAAAGTAAACGATTCAATTACATTAAATAAAAATCCTAATGAGGCAGACTCTGTTTCTGACAGATTAGTGTTCTCGGTAATACTAAAGTTATAAATACTTGAAATTGAACTTATGTCTGCTGGCACAAAATTCTCGGTAATACTTGCCAAAGCCTGTAAAGTAATTGTTTGGTTATTTGCAGAAACCAAAGATTCAATAATAGATTCTAAATACTGAGCAGTTAAACTTAAAACATCTGTTAAATTAGCATTTTCAATAATAGACTGTAAGAATGTAGACCGTTGAGTACTAGAATCCGTTTGTCCAACATTCTCAACTATACCTTCAAAGAAGTTATCTTGTTCACTTTGAACATCACCCACCGTAACCGTAGCTTCTGTAATAGACTCTAAAAAAGCTGATTGCTGAGTATTAGAATCGGCTAAATTAATATTCTCTTTATCACTAACATTAAACTGAGCAAGAATTGACAATACATCTGCAAGTGTTACATTCTCTGTTTGACTAGCCGCAAATTGGGCAAGAACGGTCTGCGCATCCGCTAATGTAATAGGTTCTGATATGGTAAGGGCGTATTTAATACTACCTGCTGAGGCAAAAGGCGATTGAGAAAATACGGTTAAACCAAACATGTTTTAAACCCCTTCTTAGACATTGTAAGCAATTGTTTCTACAATATCACCAGCATTACATCCAACACCTAGAACTACAGAAGTGCCATTTGTAGCCGTATAATCCGTTCCGTTTAATAAAACACCATTAACAAAGACTTGAACATAACCAACATTATAATTTGCCGTAAATGTCGTTTGACTAGCCGTTGCCGTAAATGAAGTTCTTACATATGGTGGTTTCCATACAGGAGCTACACCAGTACCTTGAGAAATTAATGAATAACCTAAAGTGCCTGGGTTATTACTAGAATATACAGCTATTTCAGATGGATAATCACACCAAATATTTACGGAAGTCCCAAAAGTACTAACCGCTGACCCTGAATTACTAGAAGATAATATGGTTGTTCTTGTTAAAGTTGTAGAGTTGGTTAAAGTACCAATCCCTACTTCCCAGTTAGTACCATCTGAAGAACTATAATAAACAGTATTACCTGTTGTTATAGCAGATGAAAATGCTTGATAACCAATTACAGTAGCCGACAATGTAAAACTAACAGTGGTATTAGCACTGCCAGTCTGTTGTATACGATCAGCTACCTGAAGGGCCATCTAAAAGTCCTTACGAAGTTGCGGTTGTGCTATATGTAACGCTAACAGTATCACCTAATGTTGTAGTTTTAGCTACCGAGAAATTGCCTTCAGAATATAATGTGCCCGCTGATGAGCTTTGTGTGTTTACTGCGCCAGAACCTAAAACTAAGAAACACCCATAAACTGTACCGCCAGCGCCTGTAATTGTGTAAGTAATTGCTGTTGCTGTAGAAGAAGTTACGTTTGATGGAGTAGAACCTGTTGAAGTTGAAGCTGCAAATACCGCTGTTCCACGAACCGCAGAACCGCCAACCGTATAGTTAGTAAACTCTTTACTGCCACCAACTAGATTAGTCATGGTGTCTGTTGCAGCGGGTGTCAATGTAGCGTTAGTTAAACCGAGATATGGTCCAGTAACTGAATAAGAAGAGCCTCTAAGTAAAGTATCTAGCATTAATTGCTTACCTACAGCAACAACTAGATTAGGAAATTCTTCTACCCATTTAAGATTACCTTGTGCATCACGGCACTCAGCCTTCCAATAACCTTCAATGCCCATTCCTTCAGGGATAACTACATTGGCTTGTAAAGTTGCTACGGCATTGTCACCGAAGCCTGATATTTCATTTTGCATAATTTCTCCTAATCTGGGCTACTATAATTAATACTACTTGTGTTGGTACCAATAGTTAATATGGCACTGTTATATGTTGCTGTCGGAAACTGCACTGTAAAGCTTGTAGTACAAATCTTATCTGATCCAAAATTCAACACAAAACATGCCGCACCTGTAGTTGCATTGTAGACTAAAGCACCTCTACAAGTAAATGATGCAGGACTCCAAACCGCATTATTAAATGATACATAACTTACATTGTATTGTGAATTTTTTGTTGGATATGTTGAAATTGTTAATACCTGTCCCCCAGCCGTATATCCTGTTCCTACTACTTCATTAACCGAAGTATAAGACGTAGTTGATTGCCCTAAATTAGCGTTGGCATTATACAAAGCAATTTTGTAAGTGTATGGGCTGGTTGCAGTAAAGTTCTCTAAACCACTTAAAAGGTTTTGTTGAAAAACAGTACAAGATGTTTGCGTAATCATGAGAATACGTTACCTTTTAGATTCGTATTTAATTTAGTCATTCCATCTCGGTACGCATCACCACGCTCAAGACCATCACATAAACGTCTAAGTTGTTGTACGGCTTCTTGGTATCTTGCTGTGTAATTGGCAATAATATCTGCTTCTGTTTTCATATAAGTAGCGGCTTCTAACAAAGCTCCATACAAAAGAACAGGGTCAAAGTTATCACCTAACCAAGATTCTCCAGCAACCGTAATAGAGGTTGGGTAGTAAAAATAATGCATTTCCACGTTATATGCTTGATCTGGTGTTGGTCCTAAAATATAAGACAATGCAAAATTATTGGTATATTGAGTACCGAACAAAGCGTAATATTTTGGGGTACCCACGGCTTGTGGAAATGGATATACCTCTCGAATAAAATTAACGTCTTTATTTAAAAGATAAGTGTAATTATTGGTTGTAGGATTAATAATAGCAATTGAATATGCAGCTAACCAGTCTGTTGGTAAAGATAAATATTGATTGCCAGATGTTACTGTACCTGTTACATTTTTTCTTAAAGCAGGGATTTGTACTGTGTTATAAATACGTTTTTCAGCCTCAGTAATAAATGTATTAACTTGATCGTTGCTTAATGTTGTGACAGTACTAGACCCATCCGTACCAGTAAAAGTGGTACTTGGAAATTCGTTTTCACAATAATTTTTTATTGTGTTGAATAGGGTCGTATAGTTCACGCCATTGGTCCTCTACTCATACGACCTTTGGTTGCTGCACCTGCGCCACGCATTTCTATACCGTCGGTTTTTATGTCATTCTTACCAGGATCTCCCATGCTTACACGGGGTGTTCCTTGTTTAAACCCAAGTTCACCAGCAGTTAATTTATTTGGGTCTTTAGTAACGAAAGAATCTGTTGTTGGACTAATTCTTTCGCCAGTCATTTTGTGTGGGGGCGCATAAGCAGCTGCATCGTTATTATGCACGCTTTTAGGTCTAGCAATAGCTGGACTGTTTTTAGTAGTTGCTGGAACTTTAGTAGCCATTATTTGCTCCCAGGTTTTTGATTACGGGCACGTGCAAGATTGCGACCCATAGCTTTCATAGCTTGTCCTGTCACGCCACCTTTAGCCATCTTTTTAACTTTACCACCATGCTTAAGACCTTTTTCTTTTAGCATTTTGCTAATAAGTTTTTTATCTTGTGCTTCGTCATCATGTTTCATAGTTGCCATTTTAATACTCCTAAGTTGTTGATACAGTAACTGTACCTATTGTAATCACTAAATTCAAGTCATTTGGAACAAAAGAATCAGCAAATCCTCTTGCTCCTCCAACTGGATTCCAACCCCACTGTGTTTGTCTACTACCATCAGACGGATAACCTGCATTACTAATATCATTACTTGCTACAGGACTTACGTATAAACCTGTACTACCTGATGTGTAATATGATACATCTGGTCTTGGTTCACGTACGCCCTGCGGGTCAGAAACAGGATACATACCTAACTGCAACTGCGGGTGATCAGGATCCCAACATGCTTTACATACTTTGACTTTATACGGTTTAGTTTTTAAAGTCTGGGTTCGTAATTCATTTAACTTAAATCTTTCTCCACAACGGTCACATTCGGCAATCGAGTGTTTACCAGCTGCAAACTTATTTGGCATGATTTACCTATAGTAGTTCATGTTGCGAGGCACAATTCGCCATGCTGCTTTTTCTCTATCTTCATCCGCAGCTAATGCAAACTGTTGTTCATATTCACTTTTTAACATTGCTATACGCGTAGGGTCAATACCCATAAGTTTTAAAGAAATATAAAACGACAATCCTGCAACCATAACAGGAATCCAACGGAATGGAATATCTTGATTAATGACACCAGTTCCTGCGTCTTGTAAACGACGCATACGCCAATAAACAAAATTGTATTGAGTACCAGGTGTACCGGTAGGCCAAATATTAATGTTTGGTAAATAATTTACATACACACTTGCACCAATATTATGCGATGCTGCAGTTGTATTATTCTGCCCACGATAACAATTAAGTAGTTGATTAACATTACTACTGTTTGTTGTGCCTACGTTTTGGTAAAGAATAGTTTCGTTATCAATATTAATGTAACCTTGAGTACGTAAATTAGCCGTACTAGTTACATACAAAGTTGTGTCAGTTGCCCCAGCAGCTTGTGCTAGTGTGGTCGTAGGGGTTGAATCTACGTTACCTGATTGTCTATCTATCCAAACTTGTATTGGTCGCCCGTAAGCGTTTTTAGTAGGTATGGTAAGATATGTATCGCCTGATATACGAGTTATATTAATATCAGTCTGTTGTTGCCCAGTACCTTGACGAATTACTTGGTCATATAAATCAATTGTATCTACTGGGATTGGGTAACTAATTTGCCCGCCGTTAATATTAATAGGTATCTGACCTTGTTCAACAGTCCATAAATTAATACCACGATTAGCCCACTCAATAGTTAGTAAATTAACACTACGTGCAGACGTTCTAAAATCATATCCAGAACGTGACTGTGATCCGCATCTTTCAAAAGCTTCCTCAACGAGGTCGCCCATATCAAGATTAAAAGTGGTTAACCCAGACGTGCTCATGTATTAGCTCACAGTTGGAGTTTCAACAGGCTCTTCTACAGGCTCTTCTACAGGTTCTTCTATAGGTGTTACAGGGGGCGGAAATACTATTGTAGGGGTTGGGTCTGGTTGAGGAGAAATAGCAGCGGCAAATTGAGCAACTACAGGAGAATCTGAAAACTCAGAAACTACTTTTGAACTACCTAAATAAGTTACAAACTCATTAATTAATTTATGTTCTTCACTTTCTATAGAATATCCTACACTTTTTGCAAAATAAATTGCTTTTTCAAATAGATTCATTTTTTCCTCGCAGCTCTCATGTTATCGACTAAATTAGGGTAAGGTCTACCAGCAGCTTTAGCCATAGCTTTTGCTGAAGACTTCTTAGATGAACTTAACTTCTTAGGTTTACCTAAACTTTTAGGTCTAGGCTTATCCCATACTTCGCCACCTTTTTTATACATCGTGACATCATCAGGGTTATCCTTACGGACAACCGTTTTAGCTTTAGGCATTTTGGATGGGCTAATATCACCCATCCCACGAGAGGCTTTCACTTTTTCTTACCTTTAGTCATGCCACCACCGCACATAGCTTTTACATGGTCGTGAAACATTTTATGACCTTCACCGCCATAATGTTTAGACACTTTTTCCTGCTCGTGCATATGACCAGCAGCATGCTGTTTTACGTGTTCTACATTGTGTTTATGTTCCATTTTAAAACTCCTATTCGTGTTTTTTAGGTTTACCAGTACCAACTTTATTACCGCCCATAGATGGATACTTAACTTTAGTATGCCCTTTTGATGCGATTCCATCTTTACTAGGAGCTGCAGTTTTAACTGAAGCCATACCACCGCTAGCCATCTTCTTGACAGTTTTACCACCTTTTTTCATACCCATTCCTGGAGCTGCTGGAGCAGGTGTTGCACCCATAGATCCCGCTTTTTTAGCGGCCATCATACGTTTTAACATTGCTGGATTTGTTGCCATTACATCACCACCTTTCTTAAATTTTTTGCCTTTATCGGCTTCACTAAAATCTTTACCCACGGACTGTGAGATACCTACTTTCTTAGCGAATGCCGGAGAATGGGCAACCGCTTCCATCAAATTATGCTGCTTTTTACTAACACTAGGCATTTTATTTTTGCCCTTCGATGAATCTATCAAGTTTGGCTTCGAGTCGATCAAAGCGGTTAATAATCTTTTCCATATCACTGCGAACTTCTGTTTTAGTAATATATTCACGCGCAATTTCCTCTCTAGTCTGGTTTAATAATATGCCCTGTCTAGTAAGTTCTCCAGCTTTGTCTTTAACTATAAACGCCACGACAGCTCCTAGTAAATAAGAAACTAAGGTTAATATCTCGAATATGGTCATTTAGCATTTCCACCTTTTTAGACTAGCCGCTTTACGAGTAGGCTTTCCGTTTTCATCTTTCATAGGTCCTGGCATTCCACTCATTCTTGCACAAAATGACTTTTTACGAGGTCCGCCTTCAGGTTGCGGGGCCTTTAAATTTGACCCCGTCTCCTTGTTATACTTCGCACGGCCTTTAGCAGTAAGTCCAGCCCCTTTAGAAACCGGGAGTTTTTCGCCTCTTCCAACTGCAAGACTGGGTCCTTTCTTCTTAGTAGCCACATCTATACTCCGTTATAAATTAGTTTACCTGCAATAATTACTCCAGCAGCCACGGTGGTTGCCGTGCTTGTAACTAATTGCCATTGAATATCTGTTTTTTCTGCATATAAAAATGGATCAGAACTTCTATTAGCTACATAAATAGATACAAAGGGTTGTTGTAAAACATTAAGTATAAGACCTGTAGCGCCATTTCTAGCTTGTACAGAATATGTAACAATGTTTGACGATGTATAACTATTAGACGTATTAACTTCAGCAAAATCTAGGTAAAACGAATATCCTGCTGGTACAGTATATATAGTATTTTGTGATTTACCGATACCTGCATTAATTTGGGCAATAATATTTGCTGATTGTTTTAAAGTAATAGTCCCTACGTTGGTATTTTGACCCGTGCCGGGTGAAGTCATAATCATACTATTAACACGATAATAACTATTTACTGTAGTGACGTTTGTTGTGCCGTTTAAAAAAAGCTGTTCTGATATTGGGTTAAAATTTGAATCTAGTCCGTTAATTAACACTCTTGCTAAAGTATCATCCGATGTTGATGTACTCACTAAGGTAAGTGTAGATGCGGTTGTAATATACGTATAAGTAGTAGCATTTTCCCATACAGGTATCTTTGTGTTTCCTACAGCTGCTTGGTATCCAAAAAGACTTAAGGATTGATGTCCAGTAATCTGGTTACGAGATACTTGTAGATCAAACGGTTCATATTTTGCTTGACGAGTTATAGACTGCACCGAATTATTGGTACTTGGTATTCCATTTGGGCTTTGTGCCATATTAATCTCCTGAAATTTTAAAAAGGGGACCGTAGCCCCCTATCGGATTAATTAGTCAAAGTTACCGTATGGGTAAGTTGTACTTGTACCAATGTTCATATCATTTTGGTTGTAGCGAATTGTTATTTCAACTTGACCAGAAGATAGACCAGCAACAGATGTAGTCATACCCAAAGTTACAACTACTTGGCTAAACCATGAAGGTTGTGTGCCAGGTTGTAAATTTTGAAAATCTTGCAAAGTAGCGTTGCTATTGGTTAACTGTGAACCAACAAATGTCGCTGTATAACGCTGTGCAGCTGGGCTAGAGATGTTAGAAAATGTAGCGTAAACACCAGTAGAAGTTGCAAAGTTATTAGAAACATATGGCTGAATTGCAGTTACCGCCAAAGGCGTACCAGCTGAATCTTTAGGTACTGTACCAATGTCAAGAATAATATCAGTGATATTGCAAGAATACGGCAGATAGAATACTGCGCCACGATATACAAGAGTTGTTGCATCCGCTGTAGGGGCTGTAGCTGCCGTTGGTCCGTTTGTGCTATATACACCAGCCTGTGGTTTATAAATAGTTGCAACACTATTTGGGATATTGTTTGAGGCAACAAAGTTACCTGAACTACCTCCAAAGTTAGTTCCAGCTGATGTTACGGAAAAATCTAATAGTGCTGTTTGAACGAGGTCGGTATAACCAACATCACGAAGTGGTCCAAAACGATTGTCACCAGATAAAATTGGTCCATCAAATGTACTACGACCCATAATGGTCTCCTTATGCAAAAGTAACTATTCCGATCATTGCATTGTCTGCTGGGGCAGTAGTGGAATAGTTGATCACCCAGTTAATAAGATAATACTACTTTTTTATTAACTTGCAACTAGTTTATTAGACTTTTTTAAATTTTCTTCTTGAGTAATTACTCGTAAGTTCCAAGGTACGTGAAGGCCGCAGACATCTTTTCCATGCAATGGAACAATATGATCAACAACATAACGCTCTCCAGTACTTTTTGTCATTGTTACAGCTATTAAATAAAGTTGCTTTATTATTTGTTTCTGTTTATTAGATAACCATTTAGGGGTAGCGTTACGATGTCTGCGTTTACGTAAACTGGTAAGTACATTGTAATAATCAGGATTGTGCTGTTTATGTATTTTTTTCCATGCTTTTTTCTCTTCTGAAGTACGAGCGTTAGCGCGAGCTTTTACCATTTCTTTGTTGCGTTCGTAATACTTTCTTCCCGCTTCTTTTGCTGCTTCCGATTTTGGCTTTTGTTTGCGTTTTTCATTATCTTTTTGCCAATCTTCTTTAAGGCATTCAATACATACGCCTTTAGTTTTGCGTAATGCTATGTGCCCACGGACACACGGTTCTCCTGTGAAATAGTGTGTTGCACTTTGTTCTTTGGCTTCTTTACGTGTTTTTGGGTAGTCCATATATCCTCCGAGTTACGATACAGGAAATTATATATGAGCTGTTACTAAAGTGCAAGTAAAGAAAAAGCCCACCAAAGTGGGCTTCCAAGTCTTATAAAATAAGGCTTTATTAATATGATGCGTAAATACCTAACGGATCTGATACACCGAATGAATAACGCTCACGAGACTTGTAACGTACGTTACCAGTATCAAAGTCTCCGTCCATTGAGTTCTGTAAAGGAATACGTTCAAAATGCTTCAAACCGTTTGGAACGTCAGTGGTCAAGAACCATGCGTTTGTAGCGGTTAAGAAGTGGTTGATTGTATAACCTTCTGGAACAGAACCGTTGTTCTTAATTGCATTGATATCGTTGTTGTTTGTACCAACACGGAGTTCTGTGTCTAACAAACGTGTAGCAACGAATTGCAATGCAGGTGGAACAACCAATTTCTTAGGTCTTGCAGCGATTAAGAGACCACGCTCATCAGTCCATGCAGCGATCTGAATAACAGCGTTTTCAAGCGCAGTTTCATTCAAGTCAGCAGGAGTTGATGGAGTATTGGCGTTTGTACCACCAGAAATCAAAGGATGTGCTGTAGAAAATAAAGGTTGTCCGTCACCATATGTTACTTGGCTGTTGAAACCGTTGTTCAATACCGCAGCAGCTTTAACTTGCTTGGTATATGCCATAGCACGAGCTAAGCCTTTTGTATAACGTGCAGACAATGAGTCATACAAGTTATCTTCGATTGCCTCTTCTGTTAAAGAGAAACCGAGAGCGATAGTCTCATGGTTATAGCGAGCTGTCCAAGCTTCTTGTGCATTGTCATACGCGATGGCTTGGCCTTCGTTTTTGACTGGTGCAGCTGAGAAACCAGACAGTTTTGTTTCTTCTTCAAAAGAACGCTCAGAGGTCTCTGTTTCATAGATCTCTTTATGTTCTTCACCATAGCGAGCGTACTCCAATCCAAACAAGGCGTTAAGACCGGGTAGGAGCTCTTTAAGTAGTTGTGCGCGAGAAATAGCCATTTAAATGCTCCTTAATTAAACACCATTGGCA